AGCGGCGGGGCGATCGAGCGGCCGGGGCGATGAGCGGCCGGCCCTCCCAGGCGATCGAGGCCCAGGCCCGCCCTGGCGATCGAGCGGCGGGGCGATCGAGCGGCCGGGGCGCGAATCACGGGGGCGGCGCGGATCCGGCGGGGGCGGGGGGGCCGGGAAAGTTGGCCGCCCCCCGCGGCAGACCGCACGCCAACGCCTCGCACCCGGTCACGAGTTTGAGAAAAAAAGACCCCGCGCGCACACGAGGCCATCGCGTGCGCGCGCGTTCTTGTAGGTTTCTCGTAGGGTTCTAGCGCTCATGATGAAACTCCCCCGGTTCCGGGGACTGCCTGCGCCGCGTTGTGTTCATCGGTATCCTATAAATAGTAGGAGCATTGTCAATGCGACGAGGCCCGCCACCCAAGCCGAAGCACGTTCTGGCCATGTCCGGGTCGTGGCGCGCCGATCACCGCGAGGAACTGGGCGAGTTCTACGACAAACTGCCGGAACCCCCGGAGTTCGTCCGCGAGCGGGCCGGAGAGTTCTTCCGGGAAGCCTGCAGGCAACTGGACTCCATGGGAGTTCTGGCGAAGACGGACAAGCACGCCGTCCTCCGGTACTCCGTGACGCTGGACCGCTGGTATTCGGCCGAAGAAGAACTGGCCAAGGCTGCAATTCATTTTCATTCCATGACGGGCCGCCAGGGCGAGGAGAAGGCAGCGAAGCCTTCCCCGTTCTTTGCGCAGTCGGCAGCCTGTCATGAGCAGTTGCGGCAACTTGAGTCGGTCCTTGGGTTCACGCCCGCCGACAGGACGCGCCTAGGAATGGCCGTCATCGACCGTCAGGCCAAGTCGGCAGACCCGATGAAGGCGCTGCTGGCCGGTGGCTGACATCTGCGATTTCATATCTTGCCTGCGGCACACCCGCGGTGAGTTTGCTGGCAAGCCGTTCGAGTTGTTCCCGTGGCAGCGGGAGTATCTCGACAAGTTGTTCAACACGCGCCGCCCAGACGGCCTGCGCCAATACAGGTCGAGCCTGCTGGCGATTCCGCGCAAAAATGGGAAGACTCAACTGTGCGCGGCCATCGGCCTCTATATGCTTTTCTGCGACGACATCGGCGCAGAAGTGATCGTCGCGGCGGGTGATCGCCAGCAGGCGGCGCTGCTCCATGACGCCGCCAAGCAGATGGTTGAGAGCAACGAGACCCTGCTCTCCCGCTGCAAGTTGTACCGGAACAGCATCGCCGTTCCGGGCACCAACGCGGTCATGAAAACCATTTCCAGCGAGGCGGCGACCAAGCACGGGTACAACCCGTCGTGCATCCTGGTGGACGAATACCATGTCCAGAAAGACCGGGAATTGGTCGACGTCCTAGAGACAGCCACCGGCGCCAGGCGCCAGCCGCTGACCATTTTCTTGACGACGGCCGGCTACGACAGGCAATCCCCATGCTTCAAGACCTGGGAGCGGGCCGAGAAGATCCGCGACGGCATCCTGGTCGACGAGACGTTCCTGCCCTGTATCTACGCGGCCGAGCCGGACGCCGACCCTTTTGATCCGGCGACTTGGCGCGCTGCGAATCCGAACTTCGGCGTGACCATCAAGGAGGACTACTTCGCGCAAATGTCGGCCAAGGCGCGAGAGTCCACCAGCGACGAGATGACCTTCCGCCGGCTCCACTTGAACCAATGGACGAACTCCGAAGAGAAGTTCTTCAAGCACGGTGTTTTTGAGGCTTGCAGTGCGCCAATCAGGCCGCCCGCCGGCCGCCCCTGCTACTGCGGCCTCGACCTCGCCAGCACCTACGACACGACGGCGTTCGTGGCGATCTGGCCAGGCGAGGACGGGAGCGTTGACGTTCAGGCCACCTTCTGGATCCCAGGCGACAACGCCGGCAAGCGCGAGAAGGCCGACAGGGTGCCGTATGGCCAATGGGAGAAGGATGGTTTTGTTAGACTAACTGATGGAGACATAACGGATTACGACGAGATCCGAGATTACATTCTCGGGTTTTGTGAGAAAAACTGGGTCAAGGGCGTGGCTGTGGACCGCTGGAACGCGGTTCACCTCATGACCCAACTCTCGGCCGAAGGCGTGACAGTTCACCCCTTCGGGCAAGGGTTTGGCCCGATGAACGCGCCGACACGCCTGCTTGAGAATCTCGTGACCTCCGGCAGGCTTCGGCACGGCGGAAACCCAGTTTTGTTGTGGCAGGCCAGCAACGTGCAAGTGAAGACCAATGACGAAGGTCTTATCAAGCCCGTCAAAAAGTCGTCACATGACGTTGGCCGCATCGACGGCGTCGTCGCCCTCTGCATGGCCCTCTCTCTTGCCAGCGGCGAAGTCCACGGGCCGCAGGTAGAACCCGAAATCATGGTGCTGTAGTGGAATCGCAGTCGGCTGCCATTGAAGACATTCTTGAGGTTCGCAGCGGCATTTCCCGCGTCTTCGAGGAGATTTCGGAGAGCAGGAAAACGGTTGCCGGAATCCATGTTTCGCCGGAAACATCGCTGCAGTGCAGCGCGGTCCTCGCCTGCGTTCGAGTGGTGTCAGAATCGGTGGCTTCGCTCCCGTTCTCGCTCTACCGCCGGCTGATTGCTGGCGGCAAGGAGATTGCCGATGGGATGCCGTTGCACAAGATCCTCTCCGAGCAGCCCAACTCCTGGATGACGAGTTTCGAGTTCCGGGAACTCATGCAGTCCTGGTGTATGCTCTGGGGCGCGGCCTACGCCGAGATCCGCCCTGGTCGACTGGGGTCCGTGACGGAACTGTGGCCACTGCACCCCAGCCGCATGACGGTCGAGCGGATCAAGAATGGCCGGCTCCGGTTTCTCTACCAGGAGCCTGACAAGGCCACGCCGACCATCTATTCGCAGGATCAGATCTTCCGGATCCCGTGGATGACGCAGGACGGCGTCAACTGCTACATCCCGACGACGCTCTCCCGCGAAGCCATTGCTCTCGCAAGGGCTACAGAACTACACAGCGGCGCATACTTCGGGAACGGCGCGAAGCCGGGTATCGTCCTGGAGTCCGATCAGCCGCTCAAGCCCGAGACAGCGCAGCGGCTGCGGCAGTCGTGGGACGACATTCATGGCCGCGGCCCGCAGAACAGCAGCAAGACGGCGGTCCTGCCGCACGGCATCAAACTCAAGGAACTCTCCGGAACCAACGAGTCCAGCCAACTCATTGAGACACGCCGCTATCAAGTCGAGGACATCGCCCGCGCCTACCGCGTGCCGGTCTACATGATTGGCGACCTGACGAAGAGTTCGTACTCCTCGGTGGAGCAGCAGGGCCTGGATTTCGTCACGTTCACCCTGGTTCCGTGGCTGCGCCGCTGGGAGGGTGCCGTTCGGCGCGACCTCATTGCTGACGACGACAACTACTTTGCCGAGTTCGACGTTCGCGGCCTACTCCGCGGCGACAACGCTGGCCGCGCCCAGTATTACCGCGAACTCTGGAACCTGGGCGTTCTGTCGATCAACGAGATCCGCTCCAGCGAAGGCATGAACCCTATCGAACACGGCGACAAGCGGTTCGTGCAGGTCAACATGGCCCTACTGGAGTCGTTCGTCGTCCAGCCGCCGACCGAGGAAACGCCGCCCGCCGAGGCGCCCGCGCCCGAAGAAGAGGCGCCGGTCGTCGCCGAGGAGCCGGCGATGGACGCCGCCCGGTCGGCCGCCGGCGTCCTGTTCAAGCAGACCCTGCGGAAACTGGCGGCCATCGAGGCGGACGGGATTCGCGAACGGCGAACGAAGCCAGCCAAGTTGGCCGCGTGGCTGGAGGCGCACGAGAAGCGGATGCGGACGGAACTGTGCGATGCTGCCCAGGCTACCGGGCTGCATATTGACGAGTTCGCGGCCGGCTGGATGAACGAGACGCGGGACTTGCTCCTGGATTGTCACCGGAGCGGTCGCCCCTACGAGGAGGTTCTTGAGACATGGACGGACAGAGTCGAGAAGACGTTGAGCGACGGCTGATCGAGGCCGACACGGCCGTCGAGCGCTGCCTCTGCGACAAAACTGGCAAGAAGAAGGCCGTCATCCGCGGCTATGCGGCATTGTTCCAGAGCGACAGCCAGGATCTGGGCGGCTTTGTGGAGCGGATTCTCCCGGGAGCCTTTGACAATGTCATCAAGCGAGGGACCGACGTCGTTGCCCTCTACAACCATGAGCCGATGTTCCTCCTTGGCCGAGAGTCAGCCGGAACTCTTCGTCTCTCCGTCGACGAGCGTGGTCTCCGCTACGAAATCGACGCTCCTGAAAGCCGCGCTGACGTCGTGGAGGCTATTGAGCGTGGCGACGTCCGAGGATCGTCCTTCGCCTTCAAGGTGAAGGGTGCCGGCGAGAAGTGGACGCGGATGGCCGACGGCCGCCAACTCCGAGAGATCGTCGACTTCGACGGCCTGTTCGACGTCGGCCCGGTCCTGCGGCCGGCCTACCCAGCGACCGAGACGTTCGTCAGCCGCCGGGCGCTGGAGATGGCGAAGCGTGCCATGTACGCCGCTGGCGACTTCGTGGCCTGGGACGGCGG